TTACCTAAACGGAAACTTCTGCAACTTAACCACAGGGCAAGTCTACGATAAGTTTGATCGCAAAATTCATGTTTTACAGAATAATCCATATGTTGATGACAATGAACCTTTACGAATTGGAATTGACTTTAACATTGGAAACATGAATGCAGTAATTGGTGTGGCAGTAGGAAATAAATTTATGGTTATAGATGAAATCTCAAAAAGTCACGATACTGACAGCATTGCAAAAGAAATTAAAGGGCGATACCCTTTCAACAAAATATATATCTATCCTGATGCATCAGGTGGAAATAGAAGTACAAATGCTACAAAGACCGATATCCAAATATTAGAAAGCTATGGTTTTGTTAATCAATCTGCTTTGTCTAACCCACCAATACGAGACAGGGTTAATTCTGTTCAAGGTTTATTGTTAAATGGTAAAGGTGAAACAAGATTAATGATTTCAAAAAAAGCTGTAAAGTTAATTGAATGTTTAGAGTTGCAAAGTTATAACGAAAGAGGGGAACCAGACAAAGATGCAGGGTATGATCATATGAATGATGCGCTCGGTTACATAACTTGGCGGTTGTTCAATCCCTTACATATGGGGGCTGGTCGCAAAACTGGTATTAGGCTTTATTAAGATTATTGTCTAAACTATAAACAAACAATGGAGCAAAACTGTGTATTCTGGATATAGTCATTACAACAGACAGACAGCCGGTAGTAGAGGTACAGAAATAAATGACCCTAACAATACATGGTTTCAGCAAGAACCACATTGGATATTAATAGAAGATTTACTTGGTGGTACATATCAGATGCGGTCAAAGCATAGAAAATATTTAATGCAAGAACCTAGGGAACTTGATGAAAGTTATGACAACAGATTAGCTCGTTCTGTTTGCCCACCTTACTTTTTAAGATTAGAAAGAATGTTGGCTGGAATGTTAACTCGTAAACCAGTAAGACTAAACGAGACAGGAGATGCAATAAGAGAACAACTGTTCAACGTAGATTTACAAGGAAATGATCTCAATGTTTGGACATATGAGACAGCAAGAAAAATGATTCGTTATGGTCATGTTGGTGTTTTGGTAGATGCACCAGCAACTGGTTCTAATGGTAGACCATATTGGGTTACATATACACCAAGAGATATTTTAGGTTTTCGCACAGAGATGATAGATGGCGAAATGCAGTTTACACAATTAAGACTACAAGAAAAAGTTTCTGAGCCAGATGGGTTGTATGGCGAAAAAATTGTAGAGCAAGTTCGTTTGCTTACACCCGGCAATTTTGAAATACATAGAAAAGCAAAGACAGGTAAGTTTGTAAAAGTAGATGAAGGCACAATGCCAGTTGATAAAATACCTTTTTCAGTTGCTTATTCCAACAGAGTAAATCTTTTAGACTCAAGACCGCCTATGGCAGACATAGCAGAACTAAATTTAAAAGCATATCAAATACAATCTGATCTTGATAACCAACTACATATTTCTGCTGTACCTATGTTAGCCTTTTATGGCTTTCCTCAAAATGCTGAAGAGGTTTCGGCTGGACCGGGTGAAGCTATTGCATTCCCAGCAGATGGTCGGGCTGAATATATTGAACCAGATGGTAAGAGTTATGATGCACAGTTTCGTAGATTAGACAGATTAGAAAGTCAAATTAATGAATTAGGTCTTGCAGCAGTACTTGGTCAAAAGTTATCGGCAGAAACAGCAGAAGCAAAACGAATAGATAGATCACAAGGCGATTCAACAATGATGGTTGTTGCTCAACAGATGCAAGACATGATTGATAACTGTTTAATGTTTCATGGTCAATATATAAATTCTGAAGCTGGAAGTTGTTTTGTAAACAGAGACTTCCTATCACAAAGACTTGAGCCATTAGAGATACAAGCATTACTTACACTTTACACTTCTGGTTCTATTACACAGAAAACACTTCTTGATCAACTTACTGAGGGCGAGGTTCTTGGAGATGAGTTTGACGTTGAGGAAGAAATCGAAGCAACACAAACTGGTGGCATGGTTGAAATGGCACAGCCTAAACAAGAAGCAAAACCAGATGAACCAGAGCAAGATGAAGAGTAATCTATGTCAACACCCGAAACTTTTTACAGAGAGGCGATTGACTTAAACCGCTACAGCAACCAAGTTGCTAGACAGATTGTTACGAATTACAACAATGTAATTTTAGACTTAACGAATAAATTAGCCACTATAGATGAAGTAACAGCACCAGCTACTGTTGCAAGAATCAGAGCTATGTTGGTACAGATGAAAGAAAGTCTTGAAAGCTGGTCTAATGCTAGTGCAGTTTATTTGGCAGATGAACTTCAAGGTCTTGCTGTATTTCAAACAGAATTTGTAAAAGATCAACTTGGAAGGGTATTACCAAAAGGTACTGTTGGAGTTAACTCTGTACAAATATCTCCAGACTTTGCTCGTAGTATTGTTTTTACTGACCCGACAGAGGTAAACATTTTGACCTTACCAACTGATTTAGAATCTACTGTCCAAAGAACATTTAACCTTACTGCCGCAAAAGGTTCTGCAATTACTTTACCAAGTGGCCAAGTGGCAGAAAAAGCTTTTCGTGGAATATCTACAAAGCAAGCAGAATTAATTTCTAGTCAGATTCGTATTGGTATTACAGAAGGCGAATCTATACCGAAGATCGCAAAAAGACTTAGAGGTAGATTACAGTTTGGCGCAAACCAAGACATGACAGCAAAAGCACAAAGACTTGCTGGTGGAGATGGCATGAAGTTAGCAAATAACCAAGTAATGACTATTGTACGAACTTCAGTTAATCAAGTACAAAATTCTGTAAACCAAGAAACATATGCAGCTAACCAAGAGGTCACGCAAAGATATGAATATGTTGCAACTTTAGATGCAAGAACCAGTGCAATCTGTGGAAGTTTAGATGGCAGAATTTTTAAATATGGAGAAGGTCCTATGCCACCACAACATTTTAACTGTAGGTCAACCACTGTTCCAATAATAGATGACGAAGATTTGCGAAAACGATTTCCTGATACTCGCCCTAGTGCTACTGGTAGAGTGCCACAAGGCATGAACTATGCGACTTGGTTAAAAGATAATCCATCAATACAAACAGATGCACTAGGTAATAAAAAAAAGTTTTTCAACTACTTGATTGATAAAAAAAGAAAAAGTCCGAGAGAGGCTTTGCGATTAATAATAAAAGATGATGGAACAGAGCTACCATTGAAAGAGTTAATAAAAAAATATCCAAATGCCACTTAAAAAAGGGAGACAACCAAAGACAATTACAGGCAATATAAGGCAACTTATACAAGAAGGTTTCTCAAGAAGCCAAGCTGTTGCTATTGCTTTGTCAAAAGCTGGTAAGAAAAAGAAAAAATCAAGACGGAAAACAAAATAAAAGATATGATATAAATAGCTATTTGTATTGCTATGCCCGGTGGAATGTCTTATGGTTCTCCAAAACCAAAAAAGAAAAAAAAGAAAGGTGGTAAAAAGTAATGAGTAAATCATTAGCTGAAAGATTGTCTGAAGCAAAAAAAGCAAAACAGACTATTAAACCAAAGAAAGATGCGAAAGCTAAGAAGACAGCCTAAGGATAAAAAAACTGGCATTAACAAAGTTTATTTAGCTGGTTCAAGAAATCCTGCTGCCAAAGCTGCTGAAATTAAAAGAACAGCCAAGCTTTACAAATCTGGTGCTTTTATTGATATAAAAGCGGTACAAAAATCAAGAGTTGCCCAAGATGTCACAAAAAGCAAGAAGAAAACCACTAAGCGCCGCCGTAAAAAAAGCACTAAAGGCAAAAGCTGAAGGTACAAAGTTTAAATATGGCGAACTTGCTGCTGTTTACAGAAAAGGGCAAGGCGCATATCTTTCTGGTGGATCAAGAAATGTTACTATGCAAGCTTGGTCATTTGGTAGGGTTAATAGTTATATGAGAGGAGATAAAGCAAGAACAGTTGATATGGCCATATTTAAAAAATATAGAAAAAGATGAGTGACCCTAGAATAAAAAAATTTGGTCTTGCTGGTTTTAATAAACCAAAAAGAACACCAAATCACCCAAAAAAGTCACACGTTGTTTTAGCTAAAGAAGGCGACAGAGTAAAGCTAATTCGTTTTGGTATGCAAGGCGCAAAGAATAAACCACCTAGACAAGGCGAGTCAGATGCAGATAAAGCAAAGCGAAGATCATTCAAAGCAAGACACGCAAAAAATATTGCAAAAGGTAGAATGAGTGCTGCTTTTTGGGCTGATAAAGTCAAATGGTCATAAATCTGATATATTAATTTTTAAAGGCTACGCTTTAATTTATGTCAGAAGAAACTAAGGAAGTGGCTACGCCACCAACACCTAACAACACAGAAGTTGAACAGTTAAAAGAATCAATAAAAAAATTAGAAGCAAAAAACTATGAACTGATAGGCAAGCTTCAGAATCAAAAAAAAGACACGAAAGTGCCAGAGGACTACGAGTCTTTGTTAGCGTTTAAACAAAAACATGAACGAGAACAGCTTGAAAGTGAAGGAAAGTACACAGAAGCTACACAGAAATTAGAACAGCAATACAGAGATAAATCTGCTGAAGATAAAAAGAGAATTGAAGAGCTAACCGCAAGAAACAGGGAACTGGAACTTATTGCCCCTGCAATGCAAGCTTTATCAGAAATAACCCACGATCCAGAGTTGGTATTAAATAATCTCGTACCAAAAGATCAAATGCAGATCAAAGAAGGCATACCAGTTGTTATTGATGGGTATGAACAGTTACCAGTACAAGATTATGTAAAAAATAAACTTGAAAAAGAAAAACCTTATCTGTTAAAAAATAAATTACCAACTGGTGGTGGTGCGCCTATTTCAAGACCATCTACTGATAATTTTTCAGAAGATATGTTAAAACCATTTTTAAAAGCAACAGAAGATATTACAGAACAGGGTAGAATCTTTAAGACATATGGAAAAGAAACTTGGCAAAAGTTGAGAGATATTGCCAAAACACGTTAGTATATAAATATTAGACAAAGCTACGCTAAGTCAAATAGGGTTACGCCCACACCGTTAAAATTATTTTTCAGGACATGGCAGTTCTTAGAAGTGATATTATTATCCCTGAGATTTTTACGCCTTATGTCATTGAACAGACCACTCAGCGAGATGCCTTTCTTGCAAGCGGTGTGGTCGCACCAATGGCAGAGCTAAATGCAACAGAGGGTGGTGATTTCGTTAATGTACCTTTTTTCTCCGCAAACTTAAGTGGCGATTTTGAGGTTCTTTCAGATTCTTCTTCATTGACTCCCGGCAAAATTTCAACTGATAAACAAGTTGGAGTTATTTTGCACAGAGGTCGTGCATTTGAATCTCGTGACTTAGCTGCACTTGCAGCTGGTTCAGACCCAATGGCAGCAATCGGTCAAAAGATCGGTGCTTACATTGCAAACCAAAGACAAAAAGATTTACTTGCTTGTCTTGATGGAGTATTCGGTTCAATAAATGCTAATGACAGCAACTCTGCTTTCTTTGGTTTAACTATTGATTCTGAGTCAGGCGATACACCAACTGGTTTATCTCCAAAGCACGTTGCAAAAGCAAGATCAATTCTTGGCGATCAAGGCGACAAGCTTACAGCAGTTTGTATGCACAGCAAGGTTTACTATGATCTCGTTGAGAGAAAAATGGTTGACTATGTTCTTGCATCTGATGGAAACGGCGGTTCTGCAACAGCAAGTGGTGGTACTATTGCCCCTGCATATGCTGGTGGAAACGATACAGTTCCAACATACTGCGGACTAAGAGTTATTGTTTCTGATGATGTTTCTACTACTGGTAGTGGTTCTTCAACAGAGTACAGTACATATTTCTTTACTGCTGGCGCAGTAGCTAGTGGAGAGCAAGCTGGTCTATCAACAGAGACAGACAGAGACATCCTGGCTAAATCTGATGCTATGGCTATTGATCTTCACTATACATACCATCCTGTTGGTTCTAAGTGGGCTGTTACTACAACAAACCCAAACAGAACACAACTAGCAACTGTAGGCAACTGGTCGAAGGTCTATGAAACAAAGAACATTGGTATC